AATGCGTGCAGGGTGGATGTGCAATCATTAAATCCCATCCATCATTTAATATATCTAATACGTTACCTTGTATGTGATTCCCTGGTATTTCTGTTGGTTCTAAATCACAAGACCAAGCATCATGTCCTAAATTTTTAAATGCTTCTCTTACAGTTCCACTAAATTCACAGGCTATAAGAACTTTCATTGAGCCTCCAAGTAAAAGCCAAGGTTAGCCAAAGCATAAGCTAAAAAAGTAATCCCCATGCCATATTGATTCTTTAAAAAAAAAGAAATACCAATATAAACGTAAATCAATCCCACTAATATTATTAAATAATTACTCATTGTTTCCCCTTTTGAGTATGTTGAACTGCTTAATCATTTCCTGTTCTAATTCTGTTCTTGCAATCTTACCTCTTTTTTCTTCAACTAAATCTAAATATTTTCTTCTTTGTTTTAATTCAGTTTTAAGAGTTGATGTCGCTTCACAAACCCTTCTAAATTCTTCACTATAACTATATTCTTTATTATTAATCATATTTTCCTTTGGTGAAAGACACCTAGCCATCCTAGTGTGCCTTCAAACGTGCTTTTCCCTCGGAGCCTCGTCACCCGACAGTCTTGCGCTGGATAGGCACTATCTTCGCCACCTATTTTTGCGCTGTTTCATCCATTACCCCCAGTAGCGCTGTAAATCCTATTCCCTGGTATGTCGTTAGAGCCTCGAAATAGGAATTAGATTCTACACTATTCTCTTTTTATAAAAGCGTTGTTTTTAAGCAACTCGGGCCATATTAGCCAAAAGTTAGTTGGAAATATGTCTTGCCTGGTAACTAGTCCATGCGATTCTTTTTCTAAAGTTGCTGCCAAAAATACAAATTGGGCATAAGGAATGTTGTTTTTGCGCCATTGGGACACGGCATTAGGGGTTACCCCACATAATTTTCCCACTTTTGTTGGCCCACCAAGCAAATCAATAATGGCAGAATCGGTCAATTTTAATTTCATGTGAGACATCTTACAGCCTATGTTGTTAATTTGCAAATAGTTCTTGACAGACACTTGAATTAGCTTACAATTCTATTTATAGCAATTTCGCTATGTATCTAAGGGGAATTTAGATGGATGAATTAGCACAAGTAATGTTTGAAATGGAAGAACGCTTAGAAGTAGCGTTGAATAACATGGAATACGGCACAGACCTTTCAGCCGATGATGTAGATGTTATTCGTGCCGCTTGTGGCAAACCAAACAATAAACGTAATGTATTGTTACAGAGCGTGTTTGATGATTTTGGCAATGTGTTCGGAGGTTCAAATGCAACAGTCTGAATCTATTGCAAACCTCACATTAGCTTTATCAATCGTACAAGGAAAAATGACCCATGCGATTAAAGACTCGGCTAATCCTTTTTTTAAGTCTAAGTATGCTGACCTTGAGTCTGTCTGGGATGCTTGCCGTAGCCTTCTTTCTGAAAATGGGCTGGCGGTTATGCAATTTCCTGGAGAATACTACGATGGCACTATGTCTTTGACTACTATTATCAGCCATAAATCAGGCGAATATGTTAGCCAGATTATGTCTGTGCCTGTAACCAAACCAGATGCCCAGGGTGCAGGTTCAGCCTTAACTTATATGCGCAGATACGCATTAGCAGCAGTTGTCGGTGTGGTACAAGCCGATGACGATGGCAATGCAGCGTCTAGCAAATCAGCCAAACAAACAGTAATCAAAACAAAGGAAATTGAATAATGGCCTACGAAATGAAAGAAGGCAGCGCTTCGCTGTTCAAGAATACCCGCAAGACTACTGACAATCATCCTGATTACACAGGGTCAATCATGCTTCAAGGCAAAGAGCATTACCTTAGCGCATGGATTAAAGAATCTGCAAAAGTAGGCAAATATTTCAGTATTTCGGTTGGCAAAGTCAAAGAACCTGTTGGCTTTAAAGCTAGAGGTGAAGATGAGTTGCCCAAACATACCATTGAAGATGATTTAACCCCATTCTAAGGAGATGACCATGTTGAATCACATTAGAGATGTTATTGGCGATAAAGCCATTATTTCTACACAGCCTTTTGGCGTGGATGAAGAAAGACAGTTAATTGCTTTTGAAACACAAGATTTAAAGGCCGTAATCGAAGATGTGATTCAAGTGTGCGCTGATTGTTGTTTAGACGCCACAAGCCGTAAAGCTATTTTAAATTTATTAGACTAATATGAAATCACAAGGGGAAAAGTTATGTCTGAGCATTGGTACTGTGCCAAAACTGGTACACCTCGCTATACAACTATTGGGAAGAACGGAAAACCCAGAAACACAACGCTCCGTGACGCCAAGGCTAGTCCTGGAACTCTCGTCCCTTCGGTCAGCACGATACTCGGACAACTTTCAAAAGATGGATTAAATACTTGGTTTCAGACCGAGGCGATTAAAGCTGCTATTGAAAACCCACGATTAGATGGGGAAGATGACAAGGCCTATATTGCAAGATGTTTAGACCTGTCTAAACGAAAGTCTAGGGAAGCTGCCGAAAGAGGCACGATGATTCATGATTGGATTGAGTCTTTTTACAATCAAGAATATTTGCCTGATTTGCCTGTTTATGTTCGCAATGTAGAAAATGCTATAAAAGCCCATTTTGGTGAACAGCTTTGGATTCCTGAGCAAAGTTTGGTCAATCAACAAGAATCTTATGGTGGAAAGTGCGATTTATATGCCAAGCCTAATCATGCCTTCTCAGGGGTCGTTATTGACTTTAAGACGACAGAGAAAAGCCCTGGTGAACTAACACCCTACCTAGAGCATACCATTCAATTAGCGGCTTATAGAGAGGTTTTAGCACCCTCAGCACGATGCGCCAATGTCTATATCAATGGCACAACCAATGAAGTTGCTATTTATGAACACGATGAGCAAGATTTGCGTGATGGCTACCAGATGTTTGTAAACCTAGTTCAAATCTATAAGCTAAAGAATAAGTTAAACTAACTACGAGGCGGCAGACTGGATTTCCCCTTTCCAGACCACACACATCACGGAGTGTTCTGCTGCCTCACCTTTCAAGTAAAATACCTACTGGGGCGTTAAGCCGCCAATGTAGGATGCAGTAATTGGGTAATTTTGCGGCTTTCTGACCCATCTGTAACAACTGCCAAATACAGCCCTGTCTCTTTTTTGCAACTTAGGGTTTGTCATAGTGGCTTTTTCTTGCTAACCCCAATAAATTACTTTTAACAGGTCAAACATACTTCAGCTCAATAAGCCGCAGGTGTACGACTAAGCAGTTTGACTTGTTTTTTAATAAGGGGAAATTATGAAAGACGGTTACTACATCAACACAGTCATTTTTGGCAATACAGAAATCGACTTATACGGTTACAACAACGAAATTGAATACGCATACATTGGTGACCATGATATTAGCGAAATGGTTAAAAGCCTTGATTTGTGGAAAAAAATTGAAGATGAACTTTACGAACAGGCAGCTTAAATGACCTATCGTATTGATAATATTAGAAAAGTACTTGATGACCCATCACCTTGTGATAGTTGCAAATACAAACAATCTTGCAAAGATAACGAAATGGCGTGTAGGGTATTTTCTTCTTATGTAGTATCTGGGGAATTTAAGCCAGAATTGCCCAGGATTCCAAGTTGTTTTTTGTATAACAAGATATTTAAAGAAACAGACGAAAAAGCATTAAAAGAGTATTTGCGGTCATTTAAAGATGGGCAGGAAGATTTGTTTGATGTAGCCGATAAAACCTTGAGATAGGAGCTTATATGGATGCAAAACGCAAAGCGATTGTTGAGTTTTCTGGGCCACTTTGGTATGTTTTTGGCACTAAATTGGTATCTAAACCTTGGTTAACTTATGGAGAATTATATGGATGTTAAAGAACTAGCAGAATATTTAGAGAAAATTGCTTTAACTGGTGGAGCTGGCGATGTTTACGCCCAGGCTGCAAAAATGCTTAGAAAACAGGCAGATGACCTTGAGTATATGCAAAAACAGTTTGATAGAGCTTTGGAATTTTTAGCTAAATGCAATAACTGGAGCAAGAAATCATTATAAATATGAATATTCAAGTTGAAATAGTTAAAGAAAATGACGATGGGTCGGCAGACGCATTAGTGCATTTCGATAAAGAAGGACTAGCAATGTTGGTTCAGGAAGGAATTATTAGTATTTTGCGCCAATACATAGAACAAGAAAAGAAAAAGGCAAAAAAAAAATGAACAATGAACCAGTAGCGTGGAGAAGCAAAGATACAGATGGGTATTGGAGTATTTATCAAGCACCTGTAGAAGGTGCAGAACCACTCTACACCCATCCAGCAGACCTAACAGATGAGGAAATATACAAAATTGCCAATTCAATAGAAACAATACAGCCCCAGCATGGATTAAGGCTT